TGCTCCGCTCCTTCAGCCGCCGCATCACCTTGCGACGGCCCTGCGGGAAAAAATCGATCAGATCCTCCAACAAGGCATCGGTGGCCCGCTCAATCACATCGCCGTTGAGCGAGCGACCAAACTGCTCGTCGGAGATCTGCCGCTCGTCGGCCTGTGGCTTGCACACCACATACAACACGTCACACAGTAAGATCGGATCGGAGGCGAGCCGCATGAATACGTCGCCACTGGCCGCCTCGAGTAAATCCACGTCGAGCGTACCGCGGACGCGCTTGACTGCATCCACGGTCACGCTCACAAGCCACTCTCGACCCTCGCTGTCCTTGAACGTCCGCACGGAAACTAACCTCCTCAGCCGGTGGCGTCGTACAGTGCCGCAAACTTAAATGTCGCCGCAGTCGTGGAGCCGTTGCTCACGTCGATCTGTGCGAGGGTCGAGCCGGCTAGGTCGTTGCTGGCGTCGTCCGCCGGATCGGTGCCCGCCGTCGAGTGCCATTCCCACACCTCGTTGGCTGCCAGACGCTTAGCCAATAAGGATCCACCCGCACCACTGGCCTCCGAGCTACGAAGGTGCATGTGCCCGATTTGGTCCATCGCCGCAGCGACCATGTACACCTCATCACCATCCAGGTCGGCCGTGTTGATGTGCTGCTGGGTGGCTACAATCAATGTGGTGTCGCTATCGGGCAGGTTATCGCCAGCGCCGCCCTCGAGCCCGACCGTGGTGCCGTCAACTGTGGCGATCATGCCGTAGCGGACCGAAGCCGTGCCCCAAAACACGTCCACCACATCGCCGTCGGTGATCGTGTGTGCTGAGGCTAACTCAGCCTCGCCCGTGTCGTTGTCCGTCTTGGTGAAATCGGTTGAGGTGTTGCCCGCCGGCACGGTAATACTGTGCGACAACGGCGAGCTTTTTGTGCGAGTGATCGTGCTCGACATTGACACGCCGCCGATCGAGACAACAGTTGAAATCGTTCCATTGACACTCATGTAAAAACCCTTTCGGCTGAATTACATTGGTTGCGAAATGGCAATCCGCCCAGCTCACCGCATCACACCCAGGCTGGTGCCCTCGTGGAGTAGGTCGGCTTGATTGTCACACTGGCCGTGACTGCCTCTTCTAACGGCTCGCTACGGGAGAAGTTGCTCACGACAAAATCGGCATCCAGGCCGGAGCCGCCTTCAGCGTCGAGAATCTTCACGGCGATAGCAGTCTTGTTGAAGTAGGCGTTTTTAAACGCGTTGAAGGACACGTCGTCGGTATCCCAAATCATCTCGAATTCGACGGAGCCTTCCTTGAGCGTGGCCACGGTGGCCCGCCAGCCGGAATTGCCTCGTGTCGTCACGTCGGCCTCGGCCGTTTCCAGGTTGAGCGTCACGTCACGGACGTTGCTCATTTCGGTTGCGGCCGAAGCGCCGGCCTCGCCGTAGTACATTTTGCAGTCCATGCCGAGCTTGATTGCCATATCTCGTTCTCCTTCGCGTTGAAAAAAAGACAGGGGCCGCACGGTCTACCGCGCGGCCCCTGTACGGGCAGCGAAGGTACAGCTTCTCGGCAGTGGCCAAACTGCCTTCAGCCGTATCGAGGTCGGCGGTGTTGCCGCCGACCCCTGTCGGGATTGACTATCAGGTTGACGCCCTGACTGCGTGTTTGTACATCTCCGGCAGTTTTGGTGTGATCTTGTCGAGTGCTGGACTCATAAACGGCCGCGGTGGATATACTGCGACCGTCGAACCCTCACGAGCATAAGCTCTCTTGTTTTTCGGACCACGCTTGAGCAACACACGGGTACCTGTCGTTTTCCGCCTCCATACACCCATCGTCACCCGGCCGCCAAACTCGTGCAGTTGGTTGAGCCAAGGCGATTTACTGGGCCCGATCACTACACTCTTGTCGGTCGGATCGAGAGCATACAGGATGCTCTCTCGCAGAAATCCTGTGTGCGTGTAAGGCGGATGCCCGGCCGGTGAAGCAGGCTGCTCCTGGATTTCATGCAGCCATTGCTCCCGAGCCCTCCCCTGACCGGGAGCCGAGCGGGCCTTGCCTTTTTTCCTGATCGATCTCCGAGCGGTCAATCGCACCTGCCCTCCGGCCTTACTGAGGAATTTCTTCTCAGCTTTTCCGAGCACACTCGCAACGTAAGGCCGATCAAAAAACCAATTGACATTGACACGCACGCCGGGACCGCCGCCCAGCATCCTGTTCACTGCCATTCGGTTCATTACACCCATTCGATCCTCACGCAATCCTGCGGTACGTCGCGCGAATAACGCCCACGTACTCGTGACTCGTCTCCAGGTGACTCCTCACATATCCGGCCTCCGCCTCCGGCAGCGTTTCCGAGCGAATCCAACACGCAGTAGTGTAAGTCGCAGGTCGACGGTTGCCTTTTAGCAAATTGGCGATTTCCTCGACGAGCATATCTAGCTCGTCGAGTGCATCCTCGTCGTGCTCGCCAGCCGCAGTCGGCGTCACAGACTTCTGCACTACCACGTCAATCGTGTAGTCGTCTTGCGTCCGCGACCGATCGGCGTGCCCGTCCATGGTCCAGCCAAACGGAATCACCGTCACGGCTAGCGTGGATGCCGCTGACCGCTTCTTCTGCGGCTGGTGTTTGCGCACGGCTGTGAAGTCCTGGCTCAGCGAGGCATCGTTGAGTTGGGCTGCCACAGCGTCGGCAATATCAGTGTGTACGCTCACGCCTCACTCACCAATTTCGTGTGCACTCGCAATAACGTCCGTCGGCCATCCGAATAGCGAAAGTGTCGCTCGTTCGGACCGAATCCCATCACCTCGTACGTATTCACAACGCCCGTCGAAAGCGTTTCTACGATTCGGTCGCCACGAATCGGTTCGACCGCCTGGCTACCGAGAATCAGTTCCGACGGGGCAAACAACCAGTCGCACGACTCCGTTTCCTCGACCAGGATGCCGTGCACGGAGACCGCCTCCCATTGCGTCTTGCCCTTCGTCGCGTCGATTGACACGGAATCGGTTCCGCGCCGATAGGTAATCGACTGGCTGGCGTGCGTTCGCAGCACGCCAGCCAGCCACGCTCCGCCGCTGGAAAGGAGGTCAGCCAAAGCGATTTACCTCGATCAGGAGCCGCTCGGGGCGTACGACGAATCGGGCGCGTGAACACGCTTGACCCACACCGTAGTGTCGGCCGACGCAGCCGCCTTGGCGCACTTGCCGAGGTACAAGTTTGCCCCACTCTCGGAACTGGTGTTGACGGTATCCGCAGCCACGTCCCAATAAAGGTCCGTGCCGAGAGAGATGCCAGAGCCGGCAGCCTTAGGGAAGGCGAAGACCCCATCAACCGAAAGCGAGCCGAGTGTGTTCGCGGCGATTGCCCTGGTCGCCACGCCGATCAGATCGTTGGAGACAACGATCGTACCCTTGGTCACGGCCTCCGTCGGAGTGTAATCGATTTCCGCTCCGACATGCTTGTAGGTCGCAGTTCCCATTGTGATTTTCCTTTCGTCCAAGACGCTGTATTTCGGATCAACAAATCACCCTGGCCGGGAACTGGCCCGGCCAGGAGAAATCAACCTCGTCATTCGGCGGCCGCAACGCCGGTGTTCTTCACGCCAGCCCGCCACTCGGCGAAGGCAAAACCGAAGTCGTGGTAGCCCCGCATCTGAATGCCGAGTTGGTTGAAATCGGCGTCGGCGCTTTCCACGGTCGGCGACTGCTGGCCGTTGAGGAAACACATCACGGCCGTAGCGAGCATTGCCGGGTTGGCTAACAGGTACCACGCGGTCGCCGAATAACCGGTATAGCCGCTGTCGGACAATTCCGGCACAACCACCGGTCGGAAGCGGCCTTGGTAAATGTTCGCCGTCGGATACTTCGTACTGGCGGTCGTGTTCCGCAGCTCTGTGGCCACGTAGTATTTCTGCGCCGTGGCTTCCAACTCGGGAGGCACGATAACGCGATCGGGCGTTAGCCCAAGCAAGTTGCCGTCGGCATCCTTCAGTTGCCGAAAGATCTTCAAGGCGTTGGCCATACCGTCGTCGCCAAATTGCGTGTCGGGGGCCGACGTGCCTTCCTGGAGGTTCTCGCGAGCTGTGGTGTAAAAACTGGAATCCGACAAATAGCCGGTCCAGAAAACCTTCTGCATCTTGAGCACCGAGCCAATCCCCAGCCGCCGCCGGATGTCATCAAAGGCATTGAGATCATCGTTGATGATGTCCACTCGCGTCAGCGTCAACATCTTGGCGTAAGTCTTCGCCTGCATGCTGTAAGACTCTTCGCCGAGCGAGCCGTGCTTGATCTCGCCGGTGGGCCCGACTTCCTCGTATTCGAGATCGGACGTAAGCCGGTAAGCCGTGACCGACTTGAAATCGGAGACGCTCCGCGTGGCAGCCACTTCTCGCCAAGTTTGCGGTGCGGCCTCGAATCCGGCCAAGAGGATCTTGTTGGCCGTGTTCGACAAGATGCCACTGACATCGATCTCCGACCAGCCGGTTGCCTGCACCGGGAAGGCATACCGCATCACCTCGCGGAGGTTGTCGTTGCCGATCCGTTGCCGGCCCACGTAGCCGTTGACGCCGGCGG